GCGATCAAGATTGTCGACCGGGCCATCGAGATTGCCATGAGCGAGGCCAGCGAGGTTCTTCTTCAGGTTCCAACCGGACCCGGCGTCCGTATCCAAAAGTCGAATACCGACGCAAACGTCGCGCATACGCCAATTGACGCGCCGCAACAACCGGCTATCTTGCAGCCATGATTGACGAGACTCACATCGCCGCGGCCACTGCACTGCTATCGATCGTATGCGCCTGGTCTGTGGCTCGTCGCAGTGCCAAGCGCCTGCGTCTGGCCCGCATCGAAAGCATTCGGATCACCCGGGAGCTTGAGATTGCGAACCATCGATACGCCGACCTCCTCAAACTGACCGAGACGTTCGCTCGGGCCGGCAACTACTGCGACTAATCGGACACCATCCATGAACACTGAGACATTTTCCACCGGCGCTATTTCCGGGCTCTATAGAGAGCCAGACATCCTGTCGGACCCTTTCTATGCCCGCGGATGGATCGGCGTCGATCTGGACGGGACGCTTGCCGAGTATTCGGGCTGGGTCTCGCCGTGGCACGTGGGAGAACCAATTCCGTTGATGGTCAACCGGGTAAAAAAGTGGCTCGTCTCCGGTAGAGACGTCCGGATCATGACCGCGAGAGTGAGCCGTCCCGCGACGGAAGCCACCGGGCAGTCGGTAGCACAATTGGAGGAGCCCATAAAAAAGTGGTGCGTCGAGGTTTTTGGAGTCGAGCTTCCGGTCACGAGCGAGAAGGACATTCACATGGCGGTCCTGTATGACGACCGGTGTGTCAGGATAGAATCGAATACGGGGCGGGTTAGCTGAGATGCGGCGGGTAATATACGTCGCACTCGGCCGATACGGGGACATTATCAACATACTCCCGGTTGTCAGACAAGCTTCTATCGAGGCGGGCCACCCGATCAAGCTGGTCGTATCGGAGCGATTCGCCCGGCTAGTCGACGGATGCAGCTACGTCGAACCGTTGTTCTACCGCGGGAACTTCGACGAGCTGGGACAGGCATTGCAATGGGCGTCGCAGAATCACGGTAGATACGAAGTGCTGGCCGCCCAGGTATATGGAGAGGGTCCGCACTGGGACGTCCGCACTCCGTGCTTCCTGAAAGACGCGTGGCTTCGAGCCGGGGCCTTTTCTCATCAGTGGGGGTCTCTACCTCTCGTGTTTGATCGCCGGTCCCCCGAGCGGGAGGAGGCACTTCGATCTGCCTCGTTTCCCGCTGGAAACAAGCCCGTCGTTCTGACTTCTCTAAGCGGGCACTCCTCGCCGTTCTCGCACCGCGAGCATATCGTGAAGATGCTTCGGGATCGATTGTCCGGATTCCACGTCCTGGACATGACCGACATCCCGGTTCATCGGCTCTACGATTTGCTCGGGCTGATCGACCACGCCCACTGTCTTATCACCGTGGACACGGCCACGATGCACTTGTCGAACGCGTCCGCGACTCCGACCATTGCGCTTACGTCCTCGGGACCGTCCCGCTGGTATGAGTCACTTCGCATGCCCCACCACGTGGCCCGGTTCAAGTATACGGAATTTCCCGCCTGCCAGGATCGCCTAGTTCAGGCTGTGGTGGACGCTCGCAACCCGTCCCGGCACCCTCGAATCCACCACGTAGTCTCGAAGTTCGACACTCAGAATCTCGACACTCAGAGGCGCAACGGGTTTGCCCGGTCGACGTGGAATCGGGAGAATTCGCTGAGCGGGGGCGTTTGGAACCTGCACGATATCTCGGATTCGAACCTCCCCCGGATAGAAGACGGCATGCCGTGTGTCCGGGATCTGATTACGAAAGGATTCCGGGCCGCGAACGATGACGACGTAATCGCAATCAGCAACTCTGACGTGTCGTTCATGTCCGGAATCACCGGGCAGATTTTCGACTTGACCCAGCGCAACGGCGCAGTCTATGCCCACCGGTGGGATTTTCAGCCCGAAAAATTCCCCGCGGCCGCTCTCAACTATGAGAGCCAGCTCGGCCCCGCAAAATGGTATCCTGGATGCGACTTCTTCGCGTTTCGAAAATCGTGGTGGCTGACGCACGGGAAAAAGTTTCCGGACATGATTCTCGGGCGTGAGTTTTGGGACCTGATCATGGCGACGCTCATAAAGCTCACCAAGGGTGCCGAGATACATCAGGCGATCTACCACGAGAAGCATCCGAGTTTTTGGGAGCGCCCCGGCGTCCGTGCTAAAAACCCGGGTAACCGGTGCAACCGGGCTCTCGCGGAGAAGTTCTTCAAAGAGCACGGCGGGAGCTGGGACAGTTGGAAGCACGCGAATCTATGAACACAATCTCGAAGGGCATGCTCGAAAAGTATCTGCTGGAGTCCGTGTTCAATGTCACGGACGTGCGAGATCGCATGATTCTAGACGTGGCCGCTCTGGTGCACGAGGACGACTGGACGGGAGCGGGCTCATTCTATGGAGCCTGGGTTCGAAAGAATAAGGACAAGAATTTCCCAGACCCGAAGAACAAAGACGGAGTCGTCGCGATAGTCACTCAGCTTTTTCACTGGTGCCTCAACAACAAGAGATACTGGCTGGCGGCCCGGCTACTGTGGCATGAGAATCAGTTTGACGCCCGGCCGCACTTTACGCGAATGGTCTTCGATGCCTGGACAAACAATGCCGCCGTCATGCTGATGGGGTCGGCCTCCGCGTCCAAATCGTATTCGTCGGGCGTGTGGCTGCTTCTGGATTGGCTTCGGGACCCCGACTACACGTGCGTGAAAGTTCTGGGTCCGTCGGAGCAGCACCTTGCGGACAACCTGTTCACGCACCTCGTCAACCTCCATCAGTCGGCCTCGATACCCCTGCCGGGCGAGACGGGCGACCTATTCATCGGCATGGACCGCCGAAATCGATTCGGGTCTATCTCGGGCGTAGTCGTCCCGGTCGGAAAGAAATCGGCCGGCCGGCTACAGGGATCGAAAGCCGGAAACAAGAAGCGCAAAGTCCCGCACCCCGAATTCGGGATAACCGGTCGGCTTCGCGTGTTCATGGACGAGTCGGAAAAGATCCCGTCCGGAATCTGGAAAGACGTAGACAACATATTTTCCAATCTCACCGGGACAGAGGTATTCAAGATTGGCTGCGCCTACAACCCGGAGGATGTGAACGGTCCCAGTGGCGTTCGAAGCGAGCCTCCCGACGGGTGGATAAACTTCGACATAGACCAGGATGAAAAGTGGATGTCCCGTCGCGGGTGGTGGACGGTCCGTCTCGACGGATTCAAGGGGGAGAATGTCCAGGAGAACGAAATCATTTTCCCGGGCCTACAGACCCGGGAAGGTATTGACCGGCTCATCGAAAACGCCGGCGGCTTCAATTCCCCCGGGTATTACACGATGGCGCGCGCGGCGTTTCCGCCCACGGTCTCCGCGCTGACGGTTATCACGCAGCAAGAGATCGATTCAGCGGTCGGGAACTTCGTGTTCCTGTCCAAGACCCGGCCGGTGAGCGCCTGCGATTTGGCGCTCGAAGGCGGGGACGCGGCCCCGTTCGCGGTAGGAGAATTCGGGTATGCGATAGGCTACAAAACTCGGCCTACCCTCCGGGATCCGAACGGCGTTTTTGTTCAGTTCAAGAACATGGCCGGCGAACAGGTTGCCAGACCGGCGCTTCAGATCAATGCGATGTTCAAGCTTGACCGCGGGGACTCCGTCGCGATGAGCACGAATCTCCGGGACCTCAACCAGAAAATTGGAGTAGAGCCGGAGTGGTTCGCGATGGATCGCACCGGTGTCGGGCAGGGAACTTTCGACATCCTCTCGAACTTTTGGTCCCCCTCGGTCATCGGCGTCAATTACATGGGCGCCGCCTCGGACACTAAAATCCTCGAAGAGGACACCAAGACGTGCAAAGAGGAATATGATCGACTCTGTTCCGAACTCTGGTTCGCCCTGAAGAAGTGGCTGCGTTTCGGCATGGTGATGTTCAGCCCGTCGATGAATCTCGAAACGCTATCCGCCCAGCTCACGGGCCGTCGATATCACCCTCTGAAAGTCAACCGCGTGGAGTCGAAGAAAGACTACAAGGCCCGCAACGCCGGGAAGTCACCGGACGAGGCCGATACGATCACCCTGGCAGTCCACGCGGTCCGCAAGGCCAGCGGGGAGGTTCCGAGTATGAAGACCTCGGTCGGATCCGACCGGGCTCCGTCTTCGCACGGGTTTTCTACAGCTACCCGGTCGTATTCCTACACGGACCCGACGAATCGTGTAGAGCGTGGCATTGACTGACTACGTCGACGAGCTATATTACGTCAGCATGAAGATTCCAAGGATTCCAGGACCCGGAGGTTTTAGCGGAAAAGATTGGGGAACCTCAAACGACGCGGGCAAAGGCTCGGCGCCGCGGAATGTCTCGGACAAATTCAAGGCTAACTTTGACAATATCAAAGGCCGCGGCAATGGGCCGCGAGCGTGCCATACGCGCATTGTCTACACGGCCGGGCGAAAGCTCGTCTATGTCGATGGGACCCTTCAAAACGACTTTCCGGAGCTTACCGGGTGACCAAAGCCGGAGCTGTGGACCCGAGGCGCTGGAGAAAAGTATCGGGTCACCAATTTCAAGATGCCACTCAAATACGGAAAAAGCGATAAGACTCGATCTGAGAACATACGCCGCGAGGTCAAAGCGGGCAAGAACCCGAAGAAGGCTGCCGCGATCGCGTATCAGATTCAGCGAGATTTGATCGGCAAGAAAAAGTGAATCTATGCGCGGCAGTTCAGCGGAAGAACTCCGGTGGCCTAAGCCGGCAGTCGGCGGTTCAAATCCGCCCCGCGCACCCATTTCGATGTCATTGCCCACAATAAACCCCCACGTCTGGCCCGAGACCGGATGGGAATTCGTCGACTCCGGCGGAATCGTCCACACCGGTAGCGGGTTCGAGGACCTCGTCAGCAATCTTCGGGATTTTCGCCTTCGTATTGGGCAGCCCGCTGGCCAGCCTACGGACGAAGTGACGGCACAAATCTGTGCGAAGAATCCCGGGGCTTGCCGTTTCGACCGCGGACCCGTCAAAGCTAAGGCTGCAATGGTCGGAAAGTTCGCTTCTCGGGTCGTTCAGTGGATGATGAAGACTCAGAGAGCGTTCTCCTCAACGAACCACAAGCTGGTTGACAAAGAGGAAGCCAATCGCCGGGCGGGCATATGCGTAAAATGTCCCCGCAATACGAGCTGGAGATCCGGATGTGCCGGATGCGACCAATCCTCCGTCAGGGTCGGGCTCGCAATCAGAGGGGGACAGGAATCAAAGCTCTCGGGCCGCCTAATGGGATGCGAGATACTGGCGGAGGATACCCGAACATCCGTGTTCCTCCCGCTGAAAGCCGTCGCAAATCCCGACCTACCAGAAAACTGCTGGAGAAAAGCACCGTGAGAGTCACCTGGGGCTCAGTTCCCCGGCTCGTAACCGCGCTTTGTCGCGCCATTCTTCACCGATTGCGCGGACGGCCCCTGTTCGTGAGCGACCTGGAGCTGTCCGAGAGGATAGAGACCTGCAACCGGTGCCCGATTCTTGACCCAGATAGCCGTCAGTGCCGGGCGTGCGATTGTTTCGTCGATCTAAAGGCTACCCTATCGACTGAGAAGTGTCCGAGAAGCCGATGGCCGAGGCTGAAAAACCGCTGGCGATCAGACAAATAGACCGTTGACGGATTGCGAGTGCCAGCTACCTTGGGAGTATAACTAGCATGGACGAAAATCCCTATAATTCAGGCGACGGAACGAACAATCCCGACTTGAGTCGATCACTCAAGCCTCGCCGACGCGCTATATCGGATGACGGCCAGCTCAAAGAGCTGATCACGTCCCTGGAACAGGAGAATCGAGAGAGGAATACGCGTAACGCCCGGATCATGGCGAAGTATAACGCGGAGAAGCCCTACAAGGACCGAGAGCTTACGGAAGCCGGGCTCGACTGGCGCTCCAATTTCTCCACCCAACCCCTTTCGACCCTCATCGATCGCGTCGCACCTCGGTTTGCGAGGGTCGTTCAGTCGGCTCGCTACCTCACGGCCGCCAAATTCCCCGCGCACATTGCGGGCGCCGACGACAAGACCGAAACTTTTCGTAAAGAGGTCACGTCTCTGTTTCGGTCCCGGGACGGATGGAAGTCGCTAATCTCCGAGATCGCCCAGGAGAACTCTTTGTTCGGATACACGCTCGCCGGATTCACGGATGAAAAGGCTTGGTTCCCCCGGCATTTCCGTCAGGATGAATTCTACGTCCCAGGAGGGACAAAACAGAGCATTTCCGCGTGCCCGATGGTAGTCCTTCGGGAGACATTGCTCCCCCACGAGCTTTTTGAGCTGATCGAAGACTACGAGGCCGCTGAGGCCGCGGGTTGGGAGATAGAAAACGCGATAGACGCTGTCAACAAGGCGATGCCGGACGATGTCCGGGGCCGTATCGCGACCGACGAGCGCAAATATGAGGACATGGTTCGCGAAACGAACTTGTATGCCTCGTTCGCCAAGGGCGCGAAGGTAATCGTCATCTATCACGCGTTCGTTACCGAGGTCACAGGCCAGGTATCCCATTACATCGTCGACGGTCGGAGCTGGAAACGGCTTTTCGGCCGGGAGGACCAGTTTGACAGCATGAAGGACCTCGGCGCCTTCTTCAGCTTTCAACAGGCCAACGGAAAGCTACAGGCTTCGAAGGGAATCGGACGCACAGTCTATGCCATGGCCGGGATCATTGACCGATCCCGTAACGAGGTAGTCGATCGGTTCCAAATGTCGGGCAAGGTCATCGTTCAGGGACCCGAAAAAGAGCTTCGGCGATTCAGCATGTCCGTCATCGGATCCGCCATCGTGATTTCCGACAGCTTCGAGGTCACCCAGCACAAGATCGAGAGCGGCGTCGAGGCTTTTATCGGTCTCGACAACTGGGTTCTCCGTCTGATGGACGAGATTGCCGGAAGCGTGTCCCCGGCGCAAGTCGCCGACCAGATCCAGGGTGAGAGGCCGACGAACGGCCAGATCAATTTGATCGCGGACCTCAACAACGAGGGAAAAGACACAAAAATCGAGCGGTTCGTCACGCAACTGGCCGACTTATTTTCGACCATGCAGCGACGTGCGTATGACTCCGGAGTCATCGACCAGGATGCGCGCGATTCACGAGCCCGGTGCCTCGAAATCATGACCGAAGAGGAACTCGATTACATCCGCAATCGGCCGGCGGCCGAGACAGTGGACGATCTCACGGATCGCGACCGACAAATCATCATCGCAGTCACGACGGAGGTCCGAAACGACCCCCTAGTCAATGCAAAGAAGGCGCTCGAAAAGAAATTGACCGCAGCGGTCAGCGCCGAGTTTGCAAAGGATCTTTTGCTCCCCGACAACGACCCGACCGAAACGGCCGAACAGACTCGGTGGTCGAGAGTAGAGAATCTTATCCTACAGCAAGGGCTACCAGTCGATGTCTCTCCCCGTGACAATCCGCAGATCCATCTCGCGGTTCTATTAGAGGGCGCCGGAGCGTTGGCCGCGCAGGTTGCGCAAGATCCGTCGATCGTCGAGACACTGCAAAAATTCGTGGAGCACGGCGATTCCCACGTTCAGATCGCGCTCGGCTCGGGAGTTAAGAAAGACCAGCTCGCGAACGAGATGTCGGCCCTCGACAGCCTCCGACAGGGAATTCAGGTCGTCGCGCAAGCAGCCGCCGCCCAGCTCGATCAGCAGGCCGGAGCACAAGTCAACGCACCGATTCAATGAGCCAGATTCCCTTTTCAGCCCCGTCCGAGATCGTAGTCCAGCCCTTCGTCCGCGAGGCGGCCGCGGAGTTTTTCGGATCGGAAGCCGGACGGACTCTTCTTGAAGCCCTGTCGGCTCTCCGGCCAGACATTTTAGGCAAAGGACCGATCGACCAGGTCGCGCTACGATCGGCCGAAGTTAAGGGATACGAGGACGTGTTCCGAAACCTTCGTTCGATACTCTTCCCGGCTAAGTTTTCAGAAACTCCCGCGGCCGCAGAAAATTACCCGTCTCTCGACGACGACTCCAAGTGGGGTCAGCAGTAACTAAAAATCACACGATATGAAGAACTTCTCCGACACGACAGACGACACCTCGGGCGTCGTCATCGAGGCCGATAACGAGGGATTCGTTCCCTCCCAGGTATCCGCAGCTTCGCACAATCCGACGTTCGATCCCTCGATCGATTCGAGCGATGCGCTTGATGCACTGTTCAAGCCGACGGTTCCGATCGACGACGAGACTGTCGAAGAGACGGTCAAGTCAGACCCCGTCACAACGGGCGAAGTCGATCCCGCCGAGGCCAAACCCGCGGATCCCACAGAACCCGCAGAACCCGCAGAACCCGCAGTGGCAGCGGTCGCCACCGAGAAGCCCGCCGAGATCGCCCCGACGGACCAGAAAGACGCCTTTTCGGACCTCAATCCTCCTCCGCACGCCAAGCCGGCGAGCCGGGCGGCGTTCGACAAGATCAAGGAAACCGCTCGCGCTGAGATTTCTACTCTACGGACGCAAATCGAGGAGCTGACCGCCAAGGTCCCCAGTGCCAGCGCGAAGATCGTAACTCCTGAGTTGGAGACCGAGCTGTCTAAGCTCAGAGACTTCCAGCGGGCGCACGACTACGTCAACACCTCGGAATTCAAGACACAATACGTCAAGCCACTCGAAGACGCCAACGCGGCACTCGACTCCAAGCTGAAAGCTACTGGCTTTTCAGCCGAACAGATCGCCGAAGCAAAAAAGATCGGCTACGACAAACTGGACTGGGATGAAGTTTTGCGCGCTGTTCCCGCCGCCTCTCGTCTGTCTCTCAGCGCCCTGCTGCTCAATCGTGAGCAACTGACCGAGAAGAAAGCGGCGGCGCTCTCCTCGGCTCAGAAGTCCCCCACCGAGTATGCAGCCAAGCAGGCGGAAGCTGAAAAAGTCTCCAAGGCCGAAGAAGAGGCCGCAATAATCACCTCCGCGGACGTGATTATCAAATCGATCAAGCCCTTCGAGGAGCGTGCGATCCCGGTCAACGCAACTGACGAGACCCGCAAGCAGCTCGAAGCCGATAACCTTTTTGCACGCGAGCAAAAGGCCCGCTTCGACACGATTCTGAAAGACCGGTCTCCGCTCATGTTCGGGACGCTGGCGGCAAGTGCAATCGCCGCCTACCGATATCAGCGAGAAGCGGGAGCGTTCAGAGCGCGGGCAGAAAAAGCGGAAGCGGAGCTGGCGAAGATTCACAAGTCCAGCTCGACCGCGCGCGCCGCGCGCGCCGCACCGTCCAACCCGCTTCCGAAGCGGAGCGAAAGCATCTTTATGGACGGCGGCGAGGCACTCGACAGCCTTCTCAACGAAGCGAGATCGTCGAGGAGCTGACCGCTCATGGACGCACTCTATGTGCTCGGAAGCGGGTCCGCATGGGAGGACCGAGAGCTTCGGTATAGCCTGAGATCCCTCGAACGCCACGTTCGGGGGGTCGACCGCGTGTTCGTGGTCGGTGAAACTCCCGCGTGGCTTTCGTCTCAGGTAACCGCTATACGGGTCCCGGAGCCAACCACGGTCAAAGAAGCGAGCATCGCCCTGAAGGTGTTTTACGCGTTCTCGTCCTCGGACATATCGGACGACGCCTTTTTCCTGAACGACGACCACGTTTTTCTGAAAGACGTTGACGCCAAGCGATACCCCTACTTCCACCGGGGCGACCTTCGATCGGCCATACCGAAGGCGACGAACAACAAATATCGAGCCTCGCTCTCGAACACGGTAGAATACCTCGCGACGAAGGGGACCAAACTTTTGCATTACGACATTCACTGTCCGATAGTCTACAATCGGTCGCAGTTCGTCAACCTGCTCCCGGCGTGGACCGTCAGCCGGAACCTCACCAGTGGGCTCGTCGTCAAGTCCACGTATTCCAACCTCGTAGGGGTAGTCCCCGGCCCTCAGATGGCGGACTGTAAACTCAACGGGGATCTCGGAGGCGCCGGGGGTGTGAAAAGCCGAGTAGCCGGGCGCCACGTATTCTCTTTCGCCGATTCCGCCATAGCCGGTGGAGTCTGCGACTTTCTCAAGACCACGTTTCCAACCAAGTCAAAGTATGAATCGTTCTGATCTTCTCACCATCGTCATGGCGCACGGCGACGCGTTCGAAACCGTCTACCGGCACAGCCCATTTTGGCACGCCCTGTCGAGCACAGTGATTTTTGTGACCCCGGAGGACAACCGGCTGAACATACCCGGCACACTCGAAGTCTCGGTCGGGAAACGGGGTCACGACGGACCGGCCTCTAACGCCCGGGTTCGCAAGTGCTTCGAGATCGGGGCGTCCTGGCCGGGTAAGCTGGTCTCGCTCCAAGAATACGACACAATTTGCACCCGCCTGACGGCGGCCATGCTCCCCCCAAAGGGCGGCGTCACTGCGCACCACCGAAAAAACAACAAGCCGGAGAAATACACCAGTCCGCGGTATCTCTGGTTCCCCGAGCTTTGGGATCCGGCCGGCATGCTCCTCATGCAGCACGCCATGGGCGAGCTTCCCGAAGACGCGGAATACGGGGTGTCGGACCGCTACATCGGTTTGGCGGCTCACCTCGCGGGGATCCCGGTTAAGAACGCGCACAAACACGGCTGGAGCTACTCGCAGAACACGATCAAGCCGGAGCATCATCGCGACCTTCAACACGCAGTGGCGGGCGGCGCGTGCTGGTTCCACGGAATCAAAGACGAGGCTACCCTCCGTCTCGCCGCGGTCCGATGAAAAGATGTTCCAAGTGCCATGAGTGGAAAGACGAATCGGAATTGACGAGGTAGCAGATTCGGACTATCATTTCACAGACCTTAAACTCCCGCTCCGCCCGGTCAGGTAGAGAATCGGCCTACCTACCGCCGGCCAGGTAGAAAAAAATTCCCCAACTAACTGGGGACGGTTTGACGACGAACGTCAAGTTTTTCTATTCGGAGATTGCGCGAGCGACCCTCGCACAAAAAATACCATCGCTGATTGCCTAGATCCTCTCGTCATTTCTGACATCGCTCAGAAGGACACCAACCGTCTTGTCGGCACCGTCGCCAAGGCCCTCGCCGCGAATTCGCCGTATATCGGCATCCTTCGTGGCGGAATGTTCCCCACCGGCGTTTCTGACGTCGTGCGGTCGAGCATCCAACAGCAGGCTGCCCCGGGCGATTCGCTCGCGGTTCCTACTTTCATTCCCCACACCGAGCTTTGCGAAACGCACGGCACGCAGGAACTCACGGGCGCGATCAATCTGACCTACCAGCTTGAAGGCAAGCGCGGCAAGGGTCCGAAGGTCTGCGTTAAGCAGGGTTACGCGGCGTTCAAGACGTCCTACCTCGCAGCGCAGGATTCGCTCTCGAAGCTGATCGTGCAATACATCAACGCAGACGCCCGCGCTCAGCTCTATCTGCGCAGCGCCTCGAAGTTCACCGCGGCCAAGGGCCACAACTTTGAAGACCTGTTCGTCGGTGGAAACGAGACCGACATGGGCATCAAGTTCGCCGCCGGGATCCTCCCGACCGGCCCGCTTACGTTCAAGGCCCTGCATCGCGTCGTCCGATTCGTCAAGGAAGCCCTGTTCGGTGAGTTTTTCCCCGCCGAGGGCAAGGCCATGGAGCACGCGCGCTTTGTCGCCGGTGCGGACCAGATCGAACTCTTCCGCGAAGAGATCCAGCCCCAGCTTATCGCCCTCACAACGGGTCGCTACAAGCTCGGAGAGACCGGTCTTACGGGCTATTCGTTCGAGACCTCCCCGGCCTACCGCGGAATCGCGTTCGGCGTCGACCAGCGCCCCCTCCGTTTCTCCACGCTCAACGAAGCCGGCGAGCCGGTTCTGCTGAACCCCGTGTCGATCATCAACCAGGGCGGAGGCAAGGCGTATGCCAAGGCCAACCCGCTGTGGCTCAATGCTCCCTACGAGATCGGTAACCTGTTCTTCGAGGGTTCCTTCGAGCGCCTCGTTCCCGAGCGATACGTCGGTGAAGGTGACTTCAAGTTCTCGCCCCAGCTTCACATGGGCGAACTGACTTGGCATTACGTCGTGGACAACGCCTGCAATGTGCATGGTGACACCGGTTTCCACCGGTATCAGATCGAGCGCGCCTACAAGCCGCTCCGTCCTCAGTTCATCGTCCCCGTGTGGTATAAGCGTTGCCGCGCCGACCTCGGCCTCGACGACTGCCCTCCGGGAACTGATTTCGGATCCGGTTCGTAACTGACCGAAACTGGGTAGCGTGTGTGAAGCCGGCGTCTGGGATTCCTGGGCGCCGGCTTTTTCTTGACGCCGCCCACACACTTTTCTTAACTGCCATGGAACGTCTATTTTATCTGACCGCCGGGTTGCTCAAAGACCGCGCTACGTGGGTCGCGAGCATCACAACCGGGCTGTCTTCCTGGTGGAGCAATTTGAGCTTCGCCCTACCCACCACCGCCGCCGAATGGGCCGCGCTGGTTCTGTCCTCTGTCTCGACGGTCTACGTCCTGATTAAAATCTCCCGCCTATGGCGCGGCGATAAACCCGAATGAAATTCTCACTCGTCTGCGTAATCCTGGCCGCACTCCTGTCGGGGTGCGGCCACGGCCCGTCGAAGATCAAGATCCCCGGGGTCGGCACCGTGATCGGCCTGACGGACCAGGGCAAACCGGCGGAGATTGAACGGACGGAGACGACTACTTCGATCGAGATCCCGGCCGGCAGCGAGATAGTTTCTGAGCCGGAAACTCCGGTCCGAGTTGTGCTGAAACAAGCCACCGTCTTGACAAGCACGACCACGTCAACGTCTGCCACAACCGGAACCGTAGATTCAGCCGTGGCTCAGCACCGGATCGACAAGGAGCAAGAGACGGTCCTCGCTCGCCACCGCATGACGATCGGCATCGCCCTCATACTTGTCGGAGCCGTGGTAGCGTTTGCCCTGCCCACTGCCCTCCGCTGGCCGCTACCGGGTATCTGCGCCGCCGGCGTCGGACTCGTCCTTGTCATGATGCCGACCCCTCCCCCGTGGCTCATACCCGGACTCATCGTCGCCGGGGTCATCACGGTGGTGGTGTTCTACATCGTGAAGCACCAGGACAAAGATTGACACTGGGCTATTTTTCCGCATGGCAACTCCCCCGAACGTCCACGTCTCCCGCGCCGCCTCCTTCTCTGGGGACGCAATCGTTCCGTTCGACGAGGAGTGCGCCGAGCTGCCGGAAAATTCCGAGACGGACGGAGAACTTGATCCGGATCCGGTCGACTAAGCGTGGCCGACACACTCTCAACGACCACAAAAAGGCTGCTTCAGGCGTCAGTCGCGGCGACTGGTCTGGATCAATTCGGCGCGATCGCGAATGAGTCAACCGAGTCCCTTTTCGACAAATGGGTGTCCCTGCTCAGCGTCAAGCTACCGAAGCCCTCGATCGGGGACATCGAGGGCCTTGAGGAGGCGATCGCCGGGGCGGCGATCCTCGACCCCGACCTCCAGTCAATAGGGGGCCTCGAAGGTAAAGGATTTCCGGCCCGGACCTCGGCGAACTTGTGGAAGCTGCGTAAGTTCGTCCCCCCGGTCGCGGGCCTGACGCTTTCCCATCCTCTGGGCGAACTGGGTAACCCTACCTTCTCTCTCGCGAACGATTTGCTGGCCCTGGAAAACCTGGCGAGCACTGGTCTTGCTGTCCGGACTGCGGCTGACACGTGGGCACAGAGATCGCTCGTCCAGCCGGCCTTTGGCGTTACAATCACGAACCCGGCCGGCATAGCCGGGGACCCCACTTTTGCCCTCGCGAACGATTTGCTGGCCCTGGAAAACCTGGCGAGCACCGGTCTTGCTGTCCGGACTGCGGCTGACACGTGGGCACAGCGGACACTTGTCCCGCCAGCCTTTGGTGTCACGATCGCGAACCCCGCCGGCGTGGCCGGGGACCCCACCTTTTCCCTCGCAAACGACCTCCTGGCCCTGGAGAATCTTGCCAGCACCGGTCTCGCAGTCCGAACTGCGGCTGACACGTGGGCACAGCGGACGATTCAGGGCACGGCCAACCAGGTAATCGTCGCCAATGGGGCAGGCGTGGCCGGGGACCCCGTTTTGTCCCTACCGCAGAATATCGATACATCCGCCACGCCTCAGTTTGCTCGTCTGGGAATCGGTGTTGCCGCGCATGCCTCAGACCCGCTCACGATCGGAGCGAGTGCGCTTCGCCTGACGGCGGCGGGCAACCTACTGATCGGGACGACCAGCGAGAGCGCGATCGTGACGAACGGGGGGTTCAACGCCGTGGGCGACGGGATGCTGGCCGGCAACTTGTCCGTGATCAATACGACCTACGTCGGCCCGGCTGGCTTCCAGGATCGGGGGATCACGGTGCAGCGAGAAGGTGGGGACGCGGGTGTGATGATGGTCACCGCCAACAACACCGCTTCGGCAGGCGGCCAGATCCTGGGAGCCCGGGCTCGCGGAACGCTGGCATCGAAGACCGCCGTGCTTTCCGGCGATATGCTCTTGTCGATCTACGGATCGGCCTACGACGGGACGGACTGGTTTTTCCCAGTCAACTTCGCCTTTGAAGCCGCAGAGAACCACAGCGCAACCAACAAGGGCACGCGCCTGTCGTTCAACACGACGCTGGTTGGAGGAACGACAAATGCCACCCGCGCTCAGGTTAGCGGCAATGGCAATCTTCTGGTTGGGACGACGAGCGAAGTGGGGCTGTCTGGATCCGGCAACCTGCGGGTCCTCAATACCATTTTGGGCGGTCGTCTCAACATCTCGGATGCTTTGGGCACGGCTCTAGCCGCCGCGGCGATCCTCAACACTTCGGCGGCGGCAGTCGGGAACCTGGCGATTACCAACTATACGTTCGTGGCCGGGGTTCACGGAGATTTTGGTATGGTTCAAACGAGCGCGGCCGGGGCGGGCCAGGGGGCCTTCCGCTGGAGCACGTTTAATGGCACGGCATTTGCCGAGAGAATGCGGCTCAGCTCAGCCGGGGATCTGGCGGTTGGGACTGACTCTCCTACGGTGCTTCGGACGCGCAACTTCGAAATATCTTCGCCAGGAACGAATGATGGCGCCGCGTTGATCGTAAACAAGAGAGGGACCGGGATAGCGACAGTAAGGCTCGCCACCGTCGGCGCAGCCTCGGGATTCGACATCAATTTCAATTTTCCGACCACCGGCGGACTTGGTTTTTTCGACTTGGCCGCTTCGGTTAATCGCATGGTAGTTTCGGCGGCCGGCAACCTCCTCATCGGAACCACTTCGGAGACCGGGCTTACGGGAGCCGGAAACCTGACGGCGGCGACAACCGTTGGACGAGACAATCTTTGGGCCGGGGACATCACCTCTTTCTACGCCAGCTCGAAAGGGCAGATCCACGCCCGAGGATCCGGCCAGACGGCGGCAGCGTTCAACACCTTCGGCGCCCTGGGTTCCGCCCTGGTCCTTCAGGATGCCGGAGGAGGGGTTGGCAACGGGGGGGCGGTCGTTTTCGGAGCGAACCCGGGCGCGTTTGCGGCCATCAAAGGATTCATCACAGATGGCAGCAACAACACGTTGGGGCATCTTCTCGTCGCCACTCGTCGGATCTCCTCGGACGCGACGCTCACTGAATCCGCCAGGTTCACGCTTGCCGGAAACCTACTGGTCGGGTCTACCGTGGAGACCGGACTTACAGGAGCCGGCAACCTACGCGTCCAGAACAAGCTTCTGGTCGATGCCGGAATCACCGCCAATTCGGGCGGAATCAAGCATTCCCGCGTCACCACGGGCTCGATAGCCGGGGCCTCTACCGCCCTGGTAACCGTCACGTGGGGCACGGCCTTTGCGGATGACAGCTACACGGTTCTGGCGTCAGTCCAGGATTCAACGGCCACTTCGCTGTCGCTCTCGGTGGTTCACGTCGAGACCAAGAGCGCGACGCAGGTTCAAGTTCGCGTCCTCAACAACGCGGCCGGCGCCCTGACCGGCACGCTTCAGATTCTAGCAGTCCACGACTAAACCTTATGGCACGAGACCTCGGTCAAACCCAACTAACACTCGCGACTGAGCATCGGTCGTGGGAAATCGTCATTTCATTGCCGCGCAACGGCACTCCGTCACTGTTCGTTCGTCGGGAACGGGTGAACCTCCAGAACGGGACTCCGTATGAGCGGCGAGAACTCCCCGCTATCACGGTTACGCCGAGCATGCTCACCTCGACGCAGCGGACGGCCTTGATCAGCATACTCGCCGACATTGACGTCCGGGCGGACGCAGCCGAGGCTGGGCTGGAATAAACCCGCATCCCTTGACGCCCTCGGATTGTCGGCTATTCAGTTACTAGATGACACCACTGCAAGCACTCGAAATTCTCGGCAACTTTCTCAATTCCAGAACGTCTTTTCAGGGCCTCCACGAAGCTCGTTCAGCAGCCGACGCCTTCGCGGCCCTTGGCGCGCTTGTTCGGGCGGAATCAGAGCGTCTCGATCCCCACGTCAAATCGCAGGTGACTGTCTGCAAGTAAGAGCTATCTTTCTCCATGGCAATGAACCTCGGAAGAAAATGGGACGAAGATTACGGCATCATGACGCCGTCGACTGGGAATGACGACAACCTTCATTATCCGTCGACTTACATCGAGTCGAAAAAGGATCTGAAACTCCCGGAGAGCGGGAAAATCACGTTCACGTTTAAGCGGACAGAGAAGACCGAGAAGGACCGCAACGGGAAAGAGACGTTCTGCTACTCGTTGGATCTGACTTCCCTCGACAAAGTTAAGGGCGAAGAGGTCGAATCCGCCAGCGCCGAAAGCGTTCTGGACGCTCTCCTGAAGGAAGTCAAAGGCGGCAACGCCGACAACTCCGACGACGAGTATTAATGATCCCCGTAAGCCGCATCTACAACCGGGCGCGAAATATCGTTACCTCGTGTAGCGATGCGGAGCTGTTCGAGCATCTGACGGACGCCGTCGAGATGCTGGCGAACAAGGGGGACTTCGACCCGCTCTTCGGCACCGTCGACATCTCCGCGCAGGGAAAATACGTCACACTGCCCCGGGACGTCGAAACGGTTCTCGCGGTGAACATCTCCGGCCAGCCGTCGATGGCGCGCGACCGGCTTTTCAATTTCCACATCAACGGACCCGGCGATCGCGACAACCTTCGCTCGTGCCGGTGGCGCTGGTGGAAAGACGGCGGACAAGCCTACACTTTCCGCGACCTGCAGACACCCTCTCGCCTTGCGGCAGCCGTCGACGTAGAGTCCGACGAAGGCTCGGACCTTTGGGTCGAGGGAGTCTCTCCGTCGGGTGTAGAAATTCGCACACTCGTGGGCGGCACCATGGTCACCGGCTACAAGGTCCCCACCGTTTTCGGCTCGGTGACCGTCGACGCCAACTCCCCCGTCTTTGGGCGAATCACCCGTGTTCGGACGGGGTTGCGCAACGGCGCCGCCCGCCTATACGCCTCCGCGGTCAGCACTTCGGTCCTGTCCATCATCGGCCTCTACCAGTGGGACGAGATAGAGCCCCAGCTCCGCCGAATCGAGCTGGACGAAGAGGCTTGCTGGGTCCGACTCTTTTTTCGTCGTCGTATCTTCGAGATTCGCCACGTCACCGATCTCATTCCGTTGCACTCCGCGCTTGCGGTTCTTGAGGCTCTCCGGGCGGTTCGCTCCCTTTCAGAGGACGACGTCGTTACCGCGGCCCAGCATGAAGCAATGGCCGTCCGGTATGTTACGGAGAGAGAAAGCGTCACCCGCCCGACGATCGCAACCCCAGTCCAGATCGACCCCCGGAATCTCTTGTTTGACCGGTCCGACTACATCGACTAATGGCCTCTGTCCGGACTCAGATTCTCGGGGATTCCAGTTTCCACCGCGGGGTCAACTCCCAGGTCGACCCCAGCCAACTCGGCGACGGTCTAGCCCGTCAAGCTATGAACATGGTGAACCGGGGCGGCGTGTGGCAGGTTCGTCCGGGGTTTCGCTGGCACTTCACAATGCCGACCGGGAGGCTCCAAGGGGGGCATCTTTTCCGCCCTATCGTCGGCCTGGAACAACTCGTGTTCGCGGTCGACGGCGTAATCTATGCGAGTCCGTATCCGTTTTCCGAGTATGCACGTATCGGAACCATACAGTTCAAGGCCGACGTTGACTCCGTATACTTCGAGACCGGTGTCAAAGCCAGCGAAGTTCAACCGGACGGAAGTCTAAAAGTCGTCACCCCCTTCAGCGTCCTGATCATCCAAGACGGAGCCAGTCAGCCAGCCGCGTGGGACGGAGTCAATTCCCGTCACCTGCCCGACCCACTCGACACGCCGCTCGGAACGGTTATGAAATGGTCCGGAGATCGTCTATGGGTTCTTCGCGGTCGAGAGCTGTTCGCGAGCGATCCGTTCGACCCACTCTCTTTCCGCGAGGGAACCTACTTTTCAAACGCCCGCTCTTTCTTGCTGCCCCGGGACGGAACAGCCATGGCGGAAGTGACCTACGGATCAGACACCGCACTGCTCGTGTTCACGGATTCTACGTCTACTGCTTTTCGGTCAAATGTCCGTAAGCGCGTGGACTGGAGCGACCCCGAGGTCCGGTTCCAGAATTTGATTTTCCCCTCGATCGGGTGTGTCGCGCACCGTTCGACCGTCACTCTGAACGGGCTTCTGTGGTGGTATTCGCAGCATGGCCTGACGAATTTCAACGCGGCCCTTGCGACTCAGCAGACGTCTGAGATCGACTATCAGGACGGAGAAATGGCCTCCTCAAAAGGCCAACTGTCGGACCGCCGATCGTCAATCGCGTTCGCGGCGTTCGAAAACTACCTACTAGCCTCTGTCCCCAGCGGGGACTCGTTCAACCGGCACACGTGGGTTCTGGACAAGGAACCCATAGGAACCAAGGACCAGAAATCGGCCGACGCGTGGAATGGATTCTGGACGGGGACCCGGCCGGTCGAGTGGGCCGGCGGACAGATCCAGGGTCGCGAACGAATCTTTCAATTCTCGGCGGACAAGGATGGAAATAATCGGTGTTGGGAGGCGTTTACGGACGAGCGAACGGATCACGGATGCCCCATTATATGGTCGCTGGAAACTCGCGGATATACCGCCGGGACCCTCGACGACAAAGAGTTCAGGCAGGCCGAATTGTTCCTCTCCGAGTTGCTGGGCAAGATTAATTTGTCCGTGTTCTGGGCCGGAACCTCCCGAGGCGCGTATAAGCGGATTCTGACGACGGTCATCCACGCGGAAGAGGGCATCTTGACGGATTCCCCCGACTTCGAGGTCACATCCGACAGAACGTTTTTCGGGCTCAAAAAGCAGAGTCGCAGGGTGATGACGAAGGATATCAAGTTCTCTCGTCCCACTGACACGAGCTGCAAGATCGAATCGAATCTCTCGGAGCGTGTGGACATCGGGCATCAGCTCTTGATCGTCGGATCCGGGCAGGCGGCGATTCGCGCGATACGCGTGAGCCTAGATCCGGTCCCCACCTCCACTGAGGGGTGCCCAGACGACGAGGACTCGGACACGAACTTCGTCCGATTCGACGGCGCCGGAGCGGAGACTCTCGAAGGTCTTGAAGAGATCCAGATCGAGATTTTCACCTCCACCAAATTTTCATCGCAGTCATTCGGCGGCGAGAGCTATCTGGCAGTTGGGACCTCGGAGAGCCGAGTCTCTCAGCAGGATGCTGATGACATCGCCCAGTGTCAAGCGGACGCCGATGCGTTCGAGTGGCTCGCCACAAAAGTTCCGGCATACGTCGGAAACCCAGACGATCCCACCATCTGATGTCTTCTATACGCTTCACCGACCCGTTCACTGGCCGGGCCATAGACTTCGAATATATGTCCCCCCCTATAAACCGATTTGTTAGCGGAGAATCCGGAGCGTCGTCCCCAGTATCCCCGACGGATTCCACTCCCGACTCTACCCCGGAGACTCCCGAGACTCCTCCGGGTGGCTACGATCTCCTGATAAACGGAGACACGGTGGTGTCGCCGGATGGGACCTACGACTTCGGCGATGTTCCAGTGTTTACCTCCGACGACCGTCCGGTTGTATTCCGGAACAATACAGCGTCTCCAGTCGACGTCTATGATGTCACGCTATTCGACATCTCTGGCCCGGTAGCGGGAGTCTCGACCGGTTCGGTATTCACGCCGCGCCCGCAGACGGTCCTGGCCGGGGGGACATTGCTCCTCTGCACCCTGAACGCTTTCAGTTTCAGCGCCGGGGAGTTTTTAGGAACGTTCTCTCCCGATGCGAACGGTTCCGGAGACCCGCTATTCTCCGTGACGATCAGATGTAATTTCGTTTAGTCGCGCCCGGATCCCCATGTCCTCCATACGTTTCACAGATCCGGTTACCGGTCGGGCGCTGGACATCGAGTATCAGTCGCCCCCGATTAATAGATTCGTGAGCGCCGAGTCGGGGGCTTCATCTCCGTCGTCACCGACGGACCTCGAAATCAACCATATCGGACCGGCCTCCTACTACCTAACCAGCGGCTCGGGCAGCATGTTCGGGATCACCGAGTTTGGCGACCTGTCAGACCCCCCGAGGAAGTATCTTGAAGCCCACCACAACAACCAGGGCTGGCGCCGGTCGCTCCTGTCGTCGCTCTTTGAGCGTTGGAACGCCCTCGACGCGCTTAGGTTCAACGCCTCGGGGACAAAGGTCCAACAGTTCAGCGCCTCGGAATCTCGAACGGGCGCCGCGGGCGGCTCCCTGGAAGATTCTCTTGAGGGGGTCTCCCCGGTGCCGACCGAATTTCAGTCCCCGAACGACCCGCAGTGGGTTAGGACGAAGCGGGAAAAATACTTCGAGACCGTCTCCAAGCATCCCAACGAGAACGACCCAACCTTTTTCTTCGGCAGCTCCGAAGTCCGAGGCCACGTGGGCGGGGAGTCCTCCCGGATACACATAGACTCGTATTCTTGGACCGGGTCCGCGTGGCAAGTCACCGTCACGCTCATCTACTCGCATCCCTTCCCCAGCTTCAACGGCCAGTGGCAATTTCGGTTCGCGGCCGCGTCTGGGGACCAGTCCCCGCTCCGGACAGCGGCAGACGGGTCGCTCTACCACGTCCTCAGCACGAGCGGCAGCGATTCTGGAGTCCAGAAGACTTTTTCCACCGTTTTGATAGTCCCCCCGGACACGTCTCTCCTGTTCTTCGGACGCCTGGCGTCGGGGGCCTTCACTCAGCCCTACACGGTGTGGCCAGAAGATGAGGGGTCCGGCCAGCTCGATGCCGGCGCGCGCTCGTGGCTCTATTTCCCGGAGGACGACACCGCCGGCCAGCCGGTCAGATACTCTGAGCTTCTCGGGTTGGAGGACACGATACCCGACGCCCTGTCCCGGGTAGGAGCCATCGAGCAGGAGGTAGACGAGTCGACCGCCGTAGCCTCTGTGACCACCTTCATCGGCGGCGTGACGGCAGAATCCTACGATCCGATAAGCGTCGAGGCGGCCTCGGTTCGAATAGAGCAGAGCTTCATCAACCTGACGCCCGGGAATAGGTATCGGTGGACGCTGGGGCGCCAGACCAACACCATCGGACTGGAGGACTTCGTCACCGACAGCCAGACCGGAGAGTTTGTCGTCCCGTTGGATCAGACAAGCTCAGTTCAAGAGATACGTTTCGACGCGCCGGTCGGCAAAGAAAGACGTGCGATTGGCATCGCCCTTGAAGACCTCGGAGTCGCCGAAGAGGTCCCGGAGCTGCCGGCTCCCGGCATACCGATACTGATCTCCCCGCCGGATCAGGTCGGAGAATTCAACGCCGCGGCGTCCCTCCAGATCGTCGCACTCAACACGGTCACGACGTATTCAGCGATGGGTCTGCCACCAACGCTGTCTATAAACACCAGCACCGGGCTGATAACCGGAACCCATACGGCTACAGGCGAGTTTTCAGTCCTGGTCACGGCTGAAAATTCTGTCGGGTCGGCCTCGGTGGCATTCGGGTGGAGCGTCCCAACCCCATCGCCCCCTCCGGCGGAGGACTTTCTGGCATCTAACCTGTCGGCGGCGTATGGATTCCGGCGTCTGGTTGCTGGGTATTCTGGCAACCTATACAGTTTGCGCCGGGCGTCCGACAATGCGGAAGCGACGTTTACTGTGACGTCGAATTACGCGGACGTCATAGGATTCTTAGGCGGGTCCAATGGATTCGTCACGGCCCTATACGACCAGTCAGGAAACGGCCACACGAAGAATCAGACAATCGCGAGCGCCCAGCCCCCGGTCAGCTTCGGCTCCCCGGGAGCCAGACTATCGGCCACGTCAACGGCGGTCACAACCGCGCGACTGGAGGAGGCGAACACCCTTACGTCCAGGGCGGTCGTAGCGGTTCTCAGGTTGGATACCGGATCAGACAACGGCTCCGGACTGGTCTGCAATCGGAACAATGAGACTCTGGAGATCCGCAAAGTGTTCGACACGTCGAACACTTGGGACACGTTCAACTACTCCAGTTCGATTTTCGTGAACGGCGCGACGACCCCCAACTTCACCGCGGGGGCTTTTCAGGTGGCCCGTTTCCAGCGGGGCAGCGACGCCACGTTCGAGAATCCCCACGTGATCTTTTCGTCGCAGGTAAGCTTGGCCCGGACCTTCAACGGCCGGTTCACCGAGATCCTGTTCTACAACGCCGCCGGCGCCGCGTCCGCGGCGGCCAATGCTGCGACGCTCAAAAGTTCGTGGGGCATCGCTTAATGCGGGGCTTTTTATGGGACGCGCCGACTTTTTAAGCTACCTTTCCTCCAATGGCCGAAACACGTCTCATCGTTAGCGCAGCGCCGCTTGCCCCGGGGTTCCAAGGCGACCTGAACAAATGGTTCCGCGCGATGATCGATCGCATCCACGTTACGTCTCCCTTTGGACCCGTTCAAATCCAAATCGGGGGGCTCGAACCGACGACGAACGTCGGCATCTGGTGGAAATTCGGCACGCAGCCCCACGTGTGGGACGACGTCCAGAAGAAATACGTCCCGGAGGACGTTACCGCCTCCCTCACGAACTACTACAACAAGGCCGAAGTTGACGCGATTCTGGCGGACGACCTCGCGGCCTTCTCCTCGCAGTTCGCCGCCCTTTCAGCGTCCGTCGTGCAGAAAAACTCTGCGCGTGCCGAATCGCTCGGAAGTATGACGCTTCCGATCGACAACACCTTTTACAAGGTGACCAACTTGGCCACCGAGGCTTTCGATCTTGGCAACGCGTTCGACCCCGGACTCAGTCAATACGTCGTCCCGATCACGGGAATTTACCACGTCAGTGTCACGTCCCAGTTCGATAACGACGGCGGTAACGCGGCAGACATGCAGGTCAGCCTGTTTGTTTCCAGGGACGGGGCGAACGCTCTCGGGT